AAAAATCAGCTTGGGGTTTCTTCTGACTCCCCCAATACTATTTTCGCCTCTTGACCAAACTTCCCGCCTGTCGCGAAGCTTATGCAATCGTCCTTCAACTGCTCGTAATAAGCAGCGTCGAGGCCGTCTAGCTCCGCGTAGTTATCGACAAGCGGCCTACCGTCGTCGCCAACCAGCATCGACGCCACAAGCATCATTTGAGCGACGCCCAAGCGACTTAGATCGCCCTTGCCAGTCTTTGGGTCGATCAGTGACGATTGATAACGTGACCACTCCAGCGGCGACGGCATCCGTAGCGTAAGCTCGTCGCCTTCCACCGTTACCGTTTTGGTTTTACGTTCAAACCGCTTTTTTAATTGCTCTTTGCTGATTGCCATTAGCTCCACTCGTCTTCAATTTCATCATCTTCATCGCCGTCAAGAAGCTCTTGCTCTCGAACCGGCGGCAACGAAGATACGCCCCGGATATTCCCGCCTAGCTTGCGTTCGACTGCGGCCATAACTTCGGCCTGTTGAGCCTCATCCATCGACACAATACACGCAAGCCAAGCATCCTCACACTTCGGCAGATAACCAATCTGCTGGCCGTCTGCCCTCACGATCCACTGACCATGGTCAACACGCTCACCGCGTAGGCCGGTGCCGATATGGTCAGTCAATTCAATTTCGATTTCTTCGGCCACGATTACGCCTCGGCAGTGAACGCAAGCGACGCACCCGTCATGCGAAGCGTAAACTCCGCCGACATGGTGTTATCGTTTTCAAGCGTCGGAAACTGGAAGGTTTTGAAAAACGCCTGTCCCGCAAGCGTCGCGCGAGTGACGCCGCTTGTAGCCGTCGACACTTGCGGAAAAGTGATCGTGGCAGTTGAGACGCTACCAGCAAGAGAGGGGATCCCAAGCGTCGGCCGAAAGAAAATCGTTCCGCTAATCTCGTTCGGCGTCGCCAAGTCTGCCGGGTCCATTCGATGAAATCCTGTGTCGGCAAGAACGCTAACGTTGCGCTCGCCCAACTCCCATGAGCCTGGGTTGATTGAAACGATATCGCCGACCCATGCCGTAGTAATCCCGGTCGTTAGGGTGCCGGACAGAGTCAAGGTTGCCGAGTTGCCGGTCTGAAATCGCTGCGTCATCAGGTCGTCTCCGTGTAGGTGATTAGGTAATCGAAAATCGTCAGATAGCGGTGTTCCTGTCCGCCGTCCGTTGGCAGTTCGTCGAGCGACTGATTGCCGCTGTCAATGTTCACCGAAAGAATCTGCATCGTACCCATCGCCCCTAAATGACCCACCAGCCCACAAGTTCTAATTGCTTCGGCTATCGCGTTTGCTCCGGCTCGCGTCGATGCGTAAGCGGTGAACTCAATCCGGCATCGAGCGACACCAGCCAGACCGTTTAGCTTCGTGTCGTGTAGCGTGCTGACAACCACGTACGTCAGCGCACCACCGCTCGAAACCCTGTACGCTTGCGGAAGTACGTCCGGATAAATCCGCGCACCAACCAAAGCGGCTACGCCGGTCTTTGCCGCAATGAAAGTTCGAACGGTTGTTCCGATGTCTGCCATTATTTAAGTAGTCCGCTGCCTTGCGGATTGTCCAAGTATTCCTTTATAACGCGAATCGCCGCCGACTTGGCCGCTCCGCTTGCTTCGTCTGCCGATCGCTTAACGAATTGGTTGACGGTTCTCGATCGCTTGGAGGCTTGCACCGCGTCGCGTCCCCAGTAAACCGCCCTTGCGTGGTCCTTGCTGAATAAGTTGCCGTGCCCACCGCCATCGCTCCAGGACGGCCCGACGATTGCTTTTGCTCCAGTTCGAAACCTTCGGACAACGGTCATGATAGTTGTGTGCAATGGCTTACTGCCGCTCCATCGCTGCCGCGTTCTTTGGCTCTGTAGCTTGCGTGAATTGGTTGACCTGCTATCGGGCACAAGCATCAGCATTTTCGTTAACACCGGCCTTGCCGCTGACCTCATAGCCTTGTCGCAAACGGTGTACCTAACTTGTGTGTCAAGCTTTTTGAACAAATCCTGAACCTCCTTGTCGTTCAGGACAGTTAACCCGACCGATGCTTTTTTCGCGCCTTTGATTGCAACCATCACGCCACCGCCTTGCAATAAAGTTCTAAATATCTGCTCTTGCCTTCGACGGGCACGACGTGGACGATTCCATATCGTTGACCGCTTCGGGTTATCTGCATTCGGGTCGTGTAGCCCGATCGATACCGCACCGTAAATACCGCATTGATGCCCGCTTCGACTTGTCGCCCTCTTGTCGTTTCGCCTCCCGCCGTCGATTCAAAGCTTGCCGGCTCGTCGACAAGCCAAGACGAAAGCGAAACCACCGGCTGCCCCGCCGTGTCTTGTGTCGTGCCTTCAGTGCTGACCGTTACGCGATCACGCATTTGGCCGACGCGAAACATTTTTCCCGGGCGGTAGGTCATGGATACGTGGCCCTCATTCGTTTGTAAACAAGCTGGGCGTATCGCGAATCGTCATAAATCGCCGTCGAGTAGAGCATGTCCGGCGTCTCAAACTTGTGTGCGACCAGCATCAAGATTGCTCCGCGGTCCAGTTGTGAAACGTCGGTCGTGTTGGCTCCGTAGCCGGCGACGTAAACAATCTGCCATGCGTCCCATTCTTCCTGATAGGTCGGCACCGTGTACTGTCGTCGAAACCTGACGAGAGCATTTGGGATGTCAAGCTTGTAATCACTCGCCGAAACCGTTTGAAGCGTTCCGGAACTGTCGCGATACTTGACCGACGAAACCGATTGAAGCGGCCGAAAGCTTAGCCGTATGTTCGGCTCCCATCGCTCTTGGACATGCTCAATCGTTTGCGTAATCATCTTGGTATGCGTGTCCGCTTCCCAAGTTTCCGTTGCCTCTTGGATCAAATCGGCTAGCCGTTCGTCGTGTGCCTCATCGCTTGCGGCGATGTTGAGTTGACGTTTCGCCTCTTCGATCGTAACTGGGTCGTTCGTCGGCTTTATCGTGACGCGAACGCTCGGTCCCGTTGCCGGCTCGGTCGCTTGCAAGTTCGCTAGCGTTTGCATCCTTCACTACCTCCGCCAAATTCATCCGACACAATAGATCCGCCACCCCGCCGCCGATAACTTCGCTGTCGAGGCGATGCCCAGCAGAAAAACGCCGCCAATCGGCCTTGAGTTCTACAAGCATTCCTTGACCCATTGATTAGGATAAATGTGCTTTGGCTCAAACGTCGTCGGGTCGTGTATCACGATCATTTCTTCGAGGTGTCCGATCCTTACTTTTGGATCCAAATACAACGAATTGCCAGCCTTTTCCCATTGTCGCCAAAAATGAATGTCATCGTCCGTTCGACCGTCGCCAAACTCCCCACGTTCGTCTGCCGTGCAAATAAACCACGGTTTCGGCACGTTCTTGAGCTTATGCAAATCGATTGCCGTCAAGCCGAAATGAGCTGTCGCAACTCTGATCGGCTCGTCACCGATTTCGAGCTTGTTGCCTTCGCGTAGCGATGTCAGGACAACCGCATCGCCCCGTCTCGCCTGAAAGCACGAAACCGCATCCGCTTCGGTGTTGACCAACGTCTGCACGACCTGCATCAAATCCGATGCGGTAAATACGCTGTCGCCATCGACTGTAACCGCGACGTCTACGCCGGCCTCGATCGATTGCTCTAGCATTTTTTGCATACACTGCCCGTAAAACACGCCGCCGCTAACCTGTAGCGGGATTCCTGTTTTTCGAAATGCTGCGTCGATTACATTTCTGCAAAAACAGTTGACGTACCGCGGGGCTGTCATGCAGCCCGTGATCTTTACTTCTTTCGTTTCCACTTAGCGCCTCGGGTGGTTGGTAAACTTAGGCCACGACGACTACGTTGCCCTGTCCGGTCGTGCCGCTTGGCCTGATCTCCGGATCTAGAACGCCGATTGCCGCGATACCAACAGCGTCAGCCGTCGCAACCGTGCCGGGCGTGCTCAGCACTCTGAGGAACCGCTTTCGCGTTCCGTCGAGATTCACGTGAAAGACGGCGACTTGTGCAGAAGTTCCGATTGCTACCGCCTTCGACAGCTCCGAGTTGAAGGTCGTATAGCTTCCGGTCGCTGCGTCCGCTTCGGTGATTGCGATCGTCACACTAGACGATTGCGTCGCCGCTGCCCTAGTGCCGACCGCAACTTGGATCGTTGCGTAATCGGCTCCGAGCGTATCGAAGGCGGCCGATACGGTAGCCGTCGAGACTTGCGGCGAAATTAAAAGAGATCGCTGTTGGGATTGTGCTTGTTTCATCTTTTTGCTTCCTGATTGTGTGTGTGATTTTCAAAAAGTGCGGCCGGCTCATCACCGGCCGCACCCGGGTCCACCCGAGGCGGCGAGTGGACTAGCTTTTTAGCCGAGCTTGAGCGCGACCATCGGGCCGGCGTTCGTCGCGTCCCCGGTTTCGTGCACAACGATGTCGAATCGCTCAGTACAGCGGATGTAAATCGAATCCGACGCGAAGCCAAGAGACGCATCGCTGCGAATCTCCACACCGCGACGACTGCCCATCGTTGCGGTCATCGCAAGATCGCCGAAATAGGCGATAAACTCAGCAGATGCCGCCGCCTTTGGCAATGTCTGAATAAACCGCACGGGATAGCCAAGAAACTGAAGAACCGGACCATTTCCAAGGTCGGCCGTGTTGTTTCCACCGGCTACATTCTGCAAGCGTCCAGCGGTCGCATAGAATGCCGTTTTGCTCATATACCATGCCGGATTGATGCCGGGAAATTCCGGCAGCATTCCGACGACAGTTTCGAAGTTTCCAAGCGTCACGTTAGCAAAGGTGGTAATGCCGGTGGCGGTCATGATCGACCCGGCAGCCAATGCGTTTTTGACGCCTACGATTCCACCGGAAGCCGAAGTGCCGTCACCAAGCCATCCGCAGGAATCTTCTTTGACCGCCAGAGCGTAAGCCATTTCGCGAGTCACGACGTCGGCTAGCGAGATGATTGAGTCTTCGTTCAGTTCGCTTGAAAGTTTCGTTAGAACCGCAAGCTTTTTCGCGTTCAGTTTGATTTGGCCGAAAGACATTTCACTCTCTGTGATCTCGTCGTTTTCGCCAACAAAGTAGGTGGTAAACCCACTAACTCGACGGGGCACTTGAGAAACCGGGCCGCTCATTGGCCACTGCATGGAGTATTGTCGGAAAGTACCGAAAGACTCCTTTAAGTCAATGAGCGTGTTTTCGAATACGTCCGGCACTAAGTAGCCGCCAGCGGAGTTGCTGTCTCCACTGTGAGCCATTTTGACGCCGTTATCACGACACCACTGTCTGGCCCGCTCGGATCCGGCAACGGTTGCCAAAAGAAACTGACCGCTTAGGTAAGCGTCTTCGGTAGCGTTCGGCCCTTTAAAGCTTTTGAGTGCGGTCGATCGCTTTGCGGTTGCCGGCACTCTGATCCGCGGCAGCTCTTCATCGCTCGATGCACCCTCTTTGCCTCTTGGTAGCTGGCCGCCGAGCTTCGCCACGACGTTGGCCGCTTTGATCGCGTCAAATCGTTCGGCCCGTGCGATCTGCGATTGCAGAGCCTGGATCTCGCCGGGCTTGTCCGAGGTGCCTTGTAGCTTGTCGACTTCCGCCGACTCTTCCGCGGTTAGGTCGCGGTTTTCGGCCTTGGCGATTTCAAAAATCGCTTCACACTTGGCCGCAACATCGGCCATTTTCTCTCGTAGGGCTTTAATGTCCCATTGCATGGTTTCGTTCCTGTCAGTGGTGTTAGGCCACCGCCCAGAAACGACAAACGGCCCGAGCGGGTGGCGATGGTTAAGTCGCCGACCTGCCGAGCCGCTAACGAGTTGCCCGCACAAATCAGATAATACGATTTGGTAACACTCTAACGAATGCTAGAGCGTTGTCAACTACTTTTTGAAAAAACTTGC